TTCTATACTTACTTCTACAAGTGCCTTAAATGATAACCGTTGGCACAACATTGTTGTAACTTTTAAAGACGGTGTACACACCCTTTACGTAGACGGTGTACAAAATGCACAAAACACTGGTAAGACTTTGACTTTTGATAAGACCTTACCTTTGCGTATGGGTGTATTCTCAAACTACACTTCAAATGGTTGGTTCAACGGTTCGTTAGACGAAGTGAGTTACTGGGGTAAAGCATTTTCACTTGCAGAAGTGCGAAGAATTTTCAATGGTGGGTTTGGCTTAACTTACCCTTTTACCAGTTCATTACTAGACGCTATCTTGGCTTACTACAAATTAGAAAGTGACGGTACAAATTCAGTTGGGTCGCCAAATGGTACAGTAAATAACCTTACTTTCGGTAGTTCTTACGGAAAAATCAGTAATGGTGCTAATTTCAATGGTTCAAGTAGTGGTATTTTGCTTTCTACTTTAAGTAACGTTGGTAAGTCAAATTTTTCATTTTCAGCGTGGGTAAAAACAAGTAGCACAAGTGGTACTAAGGAAATTATTGGTTTTGCAGCCACAGCCCCTTCGTATACGCCAAGAAACTTTATTGACCCAATCATCGCCCCTACTACTGGCTACCTTCAAATTGAAATCGGTGACCAAGGGGGGCTAAACACGTCTTATGCAGATAACCTGAACATTACAGATAACGTATGGCATCACGTTGTATACACATTTAAAAACTCTGCTGGCTTCACTGGTAAGATTTATGTAGACGGTGTTTTAAGAGTAACAAATACAAATGCAACCGAGTATGATTTTGACCAACTCTCACGTGGTTGGTCTATTGGACGTGGTATCAACTACTACAACGGTGCTGGTTACAACTGGTTCAATGGTTCTATTGACGAAGTGGGTATTTGGCTAAAAGAACTTTCAGACGAAGAAGTTTTGAAATTGTATAATTCAAGTGCTGGGTTTACTTACCCTTTTTCAAATGCAACTGCGTATAGTATCACGAAGTCATTAAAGTATTCTGTAAAATACAATGCAACAGCAGTTACTAAAAGTTTGAAATATACAACCAGAACATCAAACTCAATTACTAAATCTTTGAAATATACAGTAAAAGCAACTCCAAGTGCAATTACTAAATCGCTTGCATATAAATTAAAATCAGCAGTATCAGGTGTAACAAAAAATTTAAAGTATGGTGTAGTAAAAACTTATTCTGTAACAAAAAGTTTGAGTTATAAAACTCTAACGTTTTCACCTATTCAGAAATCGCTTGGGTATTTTGTTACTACTACACCAAGTGCTAAAACAAAATCGCTTACGTATGCAGTAAAACCAGCAAGTATTAGTATTACAAAATCGGCTAGATATGCGTTGGTAAAAGCGTATTCGGTTACAAAAGCATTGGTTTACAGTGTGAGTGCGAAGACTTTTGATATTTTAGTTGTTGCAGGTGGTGGTGGTGGTGGAAACGAGTATTATTCCAATGGTGGTGGTGGTGCAGGTGGATACAAACCACTTCTAGCACAAACATTAGATGTTAGGAGTTACGCAATTACTATTGGTCTTGGTGGAGAGCCAAACAATAACGGTGGCAATACAGTTTTTGAAGATATTTTTACTGCTATTGGTGGTGGGCGTGGTGCTACTGGTAGTGTAGCAAGTTGGTCTGGTGGTGTTGGTGGTTCAGGTGGTGGTGGTGGCTGGGTAGGTGGTTATGGGGCAGGTACTAGTGGTCAAGGTTACGCTGGTGGTGCAGGTAATTACTATGGTGGTGGTCAAGGTGGTGGTTCTAGTGCTGTTGGTGCAAGTAACCCAAATGCAAGTCAAGACACTGATAGTGCAAACGGTACTACTAATTCCATTACTGGAAGTCCTGTTGTTTACGCAAAGGGTGGTAAAGGTACACATACTTTTGGTAGCCCAGAAGCAGGAGAAAATGGAACAGGTAACGGTGGTTCTGGTACTATGCGTGGTGGTGACGGTGTTGTAATTATTCGCTACAAAACGTCAGAGTGGGGTAACTGTACTGGTGGAACTATTACTTACGACGGTGACTACACAATTCACACCTTTACTACAAATGGTACGTTCACAGTTTCAAATGCTTTCTCACACTCTCTAACAAAAGCGTTGAAATATACAGTAAAGATAGGAAACTCAATAACCAAGTCACTTAAATACGCCCTTAAAGTGGCAAATTTGGCTATTACAAAGTCTTTGACATATAAAATTGTACTTACACCAACTGGCGTAACAAAAAGTCTAAGATATGCAATTAAAATCAACCCAGCAATAACTAAGTCGCTTTCTTATAAAGTAAAATACGCCCCTGCTATTTCTAAGTCGCTAAAATACACTGTTAAAGTTCCACAAACAGCAATAACTAAAAGTTTGCAATACTACACCAAAGTTGCTTCTTACTTACAGAAGACATTTAAGTATGCAGTAAAAACCACAAAATCAGCAATTACAAAATCACTTAAATATACGATAGAAGCCACAGCAACAGCAGTTACTAAAACAAGTAAATATGCAGTAAAAACTTCTTACTCTACAACTAAATCTTTAAAATATGTAGTGCCAACCCCAAGCAATATTGCATTGGCTATCAAGTATGCTATTAAAACTACAAATACAATAACCAAATCGTTAGTGTATAAAATTGAAGACCCTGCTTCTGTTGAAAAAAGTTTGAGTTACAAAGTTAAAGCCCCTGCAAATAAAAATAAGGAGTTGAAATATACGGTTGCTACTACGACTAAAATTCAAAAAACTTTACGCTATGCAATGCCAGACGATATTTGTATTACAAAGTCGTTAAGATATGTTCTACACGCACCACAGCCACCTATTCAGAAGTCGTTGAAGTATGTAATCGTATTCAGATATAAACTTACTAAATCTTTGACTTACTGCGTAATGAAAGACCCTTACAGACGTGGAGTAAAAAAATATTCTACTTCAACTGGGTATGCAACTAAGCGAACTGGCTATACACCACATTAGCCAGAATTATAAAAATAATGTAAACTTAAATTACTTATGATAACAAAATCTGACCTAGAAAAATATTTGGGAATAACCATAGACGACGGTTTGAGTGGTTTTATTACAACCGTTATTTCTGGTGTTTCCCAGTATATTAAGAAAACAACAGGAAGGAATTTTGAAAGTGCTGACACAAATACTACTAGATATTACGACGGTAATGGTGGTACAAAATTAGCAATAGACGACTTGCGTGAAATTACTAGTCTAAAAGTTTGGGGGGTTACTCTAACAAAAGACACTGACTATTACTTGTCACCTGCAAATGCAACAGAAGACGGAATACCTTACACAACCATTGAACTTATACAACCTTCTACAAGGTTAAACCAAAATAGTAGAGTGGCTTCAAATTCACCATACGTTTTTGACGAAGGGCAAAGGGGCGTAGAAGTTACAGGAAAATTTGGGTATTCAACTTCTGCACCAGCAGATATAAAACTTGTAGCACTGAAATTGGCTGGTGGTGTAATTAAAGAAAATATTGGTGACAATGACGTACGTGAACTTACTAACCAAAGTCTTGGTGATTTTTCAGCGTCATACACTAGTATTGCAAACATAGCACACGCATTAAAAGTTGACGAATTATTAAAACAATACGTTCGCCCTGACGGTCGTGGGGTTAGCAACGGAAGCCAAGTAAAAGGTGGTTCAATAATTATTGACTAACATTATGACAGTAAGTCGCTTAATGCAAAAAATAGTTTCAACTCAACGTATGACTGCCACAGGTGGTCACAAGCGTGAGTTTGCAACACATTTAGAAGAAGTTTACTGTGCTATACAACCAGCAGGTCGTGAAGCAAGTGATTTTTCAAATGGTGCATTTTATAATGCTTACAATATGTACTGCGAAATTGGTACAGATATAGTTGTTGGCGACAGAGTTATTGAAGGTTCAAATACTTACACTGTAAAAGGTGTAGCCACACGTGACTACGGTAACAATGCTTCAAACCATTTAGCAATTAGTTTAGTTTTAGGTTTATGATAAAAGTTAAAGTTGAAGGACTTGAAAATTTAGCACAAAAATTTAACGAAGCCCCAGACGTTTTTGCCAAAGAAGTTACCAAAGCACTTGGTTACGGTATTGCTATGGTAGAAACAGAAAGTAAAAGGTTGACCCCAGTTGATAAAGGACTTTTGAAAGCGTCTATTGGTGGAAGCACTGACGGTTTTAAGTTTGTTCGTGGTCTAACTGCTGGCGTTGGTACAAATGTAAAGTATGCAGTCTTTGTTCACGAAAGTTTTGCGAAACACAAAACTGGTGAACGTAAGTTTATGCAAAAAGGTGCAGAAGGTTCGGTAGATTATATTAAACAAGTGTTTGCAGAAGCACTTGGTGGCGTGGTAAACTCAATAGTAAGTAAATAAATTTATGTCAGAAGTACAAACTAAATCACTTCAATATTATATTAAGCCAGTACCACAAAGTTATGTTGGGTATAAGCAGATTTTAATTGACAAACTAAAAGCCCTTAATGGTATAGACGGTACAAAACTTTTTACAAATGTTTATGGTGTTGCTGAAACAAAACCAGAAGGTTCACCGTATTGTTATGTAATAGAACGTGTTGGTCTTGGTAAAATTTTGGACACTCACCGAAACGAAAGAGAGTGGCAATTTTCAATAGTTATACACAATGTTATAGACAAGGGTTCACCAGTAGAAGACACTGGTATTGCCCTATTGGACGCTTCTGATAGAGTTATTAAAATGTTTGATACAGACCCTATGCTACGTGGCTTACACGGTGAAAGTCAATGTAAAATGTTAAAAGTAGTGCCTATGGAATTTGAGTATACAAACCTAGAACAACCTGTACAACGTTCACTTTTAATTGTTTCTATTGTAGACTTGGTAAATCGTTACACACAGTAGACTAGCGTTAAATTTTATTAAGTGATAAACTAAAACTATGGAAAAGAAGACAGTTAAAAATATTTCACCAGTAGACTTATTTGTTGCAGGTGTTGGACTGTGCAAATCTGGTGAAGTAATAGAAGTGCCAACTGACTTCCACAACGTAAATTTTGTGGACACAAGCATTTCTGTCAAAGCCAGTGACACAGCCGAACCAAAAGACGAACCAAAAGTTAAAATTAAAAACAAATAAATTTATTATGAAAAATTACAAAGTAAATCTTCAAAATGGTGACTTCGCTTACCTTGCAGACCAAAGTTATTTGGCTATTAAAAAAGAAACCACAGCAGGGGTGGCAGTTACACCAAATGTTTTTATACCACTTGTTAGTGCTGACATTAAAACAGTCGTAAACCACAACGTTGATAGACGTATGCGTGGTATAGACTGGAAAGGTGCAGACCTTATAAAAGGTAACCGTTCACACGAAGGTGAAGTAAAAATTTATGGTGACGCTGACAATATTGGGTACTTCTTAAATATGCTTATGGTTAAGGGGTCTACTACTGGCGACAGTAATGGTTATACCCACCCTTTCACAGTTGGTAACGGTGCTACTTATACTTTTGAAATTAAAAAAGGTTTGTACGCACAAAGATTTTTTGGTGTACGCATTGAAGAAATGCGTATGGAATTTGAAGAAGGGCAATTAGTTGTTACACTTATTGTAAAAGCAATGGGTCAAATTGGTATTGGTTCAGTAGGTGTTGCACTTACTGGTGCTGGTATGACTTCACTTGTGTTAGACGACGGTTACGACATAGCACCAAATACTGGGCTTGTTGTTGGCGACGTAATAAACGTTGGTGGTGTGGACGTTACAATTACTTCTGTAAATGCTAACGGTACAACTGTTGGTTTTGCTTCTACCACAATTACAGCAAGTGTTGGTGACGCAGTTTACCTAAAACCACAAACAGTTACACAACCAACAATTTACAACCCTTTCTATCTTGGAAATGTCTTGGTTGGTATTGGTTCAGACGCTTCGGCTTCGGCTACTGCTTCTGCTTCACGTTCAACTGCGACCCCTATTTACGACTGTACAATTTCATTTAAAAATAATTTGTTTACTCAAAACGGTTCAAACCGTCTTGACCCTGTACAAATAATTCCAAAAACGAAAGAAGCACAAGTTTCATTGAAACAGTTGTTTACAAGTGCAGGTCAACGTCAAGCATTTTTGGACAGAAAGAAACAAGCAATTACGTTTGCGTTCTTGGGTGGGTTTATAAAATCAGATTTTACCACACAAGAAAAATTAACTTTAACATTTAATAATGTTAAACTAGTAGAACACAATAACCCAATAGAAGTTGGTGAACTTATTGTAGACGAAGAAAAATTTGAAGTTCTTTATGACGCTACTGACGGTCAAGCAATGTCAGCAAGTCTTATAAATCGTACTTCAACTTATTAAAAATAATTAAAGTAAAAAGTAATAAAAGTTATGCCAAATTTTCCTGACACACTAGACCTTGAAACTCGCTTAATAAAAGCACAGCGTACATACTACGCTAAGTTCGGTCATTATGAACAAGTGTTTGAACAAAAGGAAGGTGAAATAGAATTTATACAAAACCTTTACGGTTACGGTGTAGATATTAGTTTGGGCTGGTTTGACGGTACAGATTACTGGCAAAAGTGTATTAGTCTTGGTACAGAAGCAACTACACGTTCTTTTGACTGGACTAAAAAATTACGTATGTGCCAAATTCCACACCCTGACGGTGGAAGTAATTAAAAAATAAATTTATATGCAAAATAGTAGACCTACAAAAGAATTAGAAATTGGTGGACATAAAATAGTTTTCAAGACCTATGCAACAGGTCGTGAAAATAATGAAATTCAAAGTGTATATTTACGAAGTGCTAAAATTAGTATGGTTGGTAAAGACGCACAAGTTGGGTCATTTACTGGTGAAGTACAAATTGAAGCAGTTAAAAAGTCTATTGAAATGTTGGTTGTTTCGGTAGACGGAAAAACTGAAAATGTTGTAGACACAATATTAGATTTGCCTGTTGAAGACTATGAAGCAGTTGTAGCAGAAATTGAACAACTTACTTCAAAAAAAAAGACTGGGTAATTAAGTCGGCAACAAAATACGCACTTGGTGAACTGGACTGGAATATGCAAATGGTAACAATTTGCGAAAAATTTGGGTGGACTTATGACGAATTTCTTGAACAGCCAATGTTCTTTATAGACCTTATTCGTGAACGTATGAAAATAGACGCACAAAACGAAAAAAATGCCCTTTCCAAAGTTGGGAAAAGGTAATAAACTATAAATAACTATGAACGAGACCAAAGTAAGTGTATTGCTAACAGCCGAAGATAAGGTAACAGAAGTTCTGAACAAAGTTCAGGGTTCTTTGGGTGGTTTTAAAAAGTCAATGAAAGACCTTGAACCACAATTTAAAGTACTTGCAGTTGCAGGTGGTGTGGCGTTTGGGGCTATTTCTGGTGTTGCAGTAACTTCGTTGAACGCTTTTGTGGAAGCAGACAAACAAATGTCTTTGGCAAATAAAATTTTAGATAACTCACTAAAAGAATTAAATGGTTCTGGCTTAGCACAACTGCAAAAATCGCTTGGTGGAAACAAAGACGCACTTGGTGGACTTAAAAAAGTAATGGGTGAAGTTGGTAAACAGGCAATACAATTAAATTTTGACGACGAACAAGCGTCAGTCGCCTTTGCAAAGTTCTTTCAAGTTACTAAAAATGTGGAAACTGCCCAGCGTGACTTAAAACTTGCTATGGACTTGTCAGCATATTCAGGCAAAGACCTAGAAAGTTCACAACAAGCAATTATAAAAGCGTATGCTGGTGGGGCTAGAATTTTGAAAGACTTTGGTATTGAACTAGAAGACGGTGCTTCAAAGCAGGCAGTGTTTAACGCAATACAAGAAAAGGCAGGTGGTCTAGCACAAGAGCAGGCAGACACAATGGCAGGTAGAATTGGTAGACTTCAAAAAGAATTTGGTAACTTACAAGAAGGTATTGGTGGGGCGTTAGCACCAGCACTGCAAAAAGTTTTAGTTGCTATTGAACCAGTAATTACAAGGTTTACCGAGTGGGCAGAAAAGAACCCAGACTTATTAGCAAAAATTATTATTGTTGGTGGGGCTATTGCTGGGCTTGCGTTAGTGGTTGGTACACTTGGTTTGGCGTTGCCAGCAATTATTACTGGTGTTTCAATGCTTACTACTGGTCTTGGCGTACTTGCTGGGGCTTTTGCTTTTCTAGTTTCACCTATTGGGCTTATTGTGCTTGCTATTGCTGGGTTGATAGCAATAGGTGTTTTGCTTTACCAAAATTGGGACGTTGTAAAAATGAAGTCAAAAGAAGTTTGGGACGCTATTTCATTATGGGTATACAACTCAACACAAAAAATTATTTCAGTTATTACAAATATGTGGACGTATGTACAAAATATGTTTGTAGCGTTTGGTGGTGCAGTAACCAACACGTGGAATAGTTTGTGGGCAGGTCTTGGTAATATTGTTTCTGGTGCGTGGGAAGGTATAAAAGGTATTGTCACAAATAGTATTAACTACATAATGGACAAAGTTAATGCAGTCATAAACGCAATAAATTCTGTGGCTTCGGCAGGTGCAGGTTTAATGGGCTTTAATGCACCACAAATTGGAACGTTGCCACGTTTTGCAGAAGGTGGAATTGTTACACGCCCAACAACTGCACTTATTGGTGAAGCAGGTGCAGAAGCAGTAATACCTTTGTCACGCCTTAGTGACTACTTCGGTGGTGGTATGCAACCAATTACTGTAAATATAAATGGTGGTAATTACTTGTCACAAGACGCAGGGCTTATGCTTGGTAACCAAATAATTGACGTTCTAAAAAGAAATATGCGTATATGATAACTGTTAAAATAAACAACGTAGACAAAACAAATCTTATAGAATACAGGTCTTTCAACCTTGCACGTAATCTTACTTCACAAGTAGATATTTTTCAATTTTCAATAGTTCAAAATGGTGACTACACATACAAACCAGCAATATTAGACACAATACTTGTAGAACAAGACGGTAGCAAACTTTTTGGTGGGGTTATTATAGAAATGAAAGAAAGGGTTGAAGGTAAAGACATTTTGGTTACCGACTGCTACGCAAAAGATTATTCTTACGATATGGACAGGTTAATGGTAATTGCAAAATATGAAGATATGTCAGTAAATGATATTATTACTGACCTAAAAACAAATTACTTGGGTAGTGCGTATGATATTTCAAATGTCTACTGCGAATTAGCAGTAAGGTTTATTGCTTTTAACTACGAATACCCTAGTAAGTGTTTACAGCAACTTGCCGAACTTACTGGTTATGACTGGTACGTAGACGCTGACAAAAAAATATACTTCTTTTCTAAGACACAAAATTTAGCCCCATTTAACCTTACTGACGACGGTGACAATTTTTACTACAACTCACTTACCCTAAGACGTGACTTGGCTAACTTACGTAATACAATTATTGTGCGTGGGGGCGAATATAAAGGCGACCTTACTAGTGAAAAATTAAGTGCCGACGGTCAAGGTTTAATTTATAAACAAGGACAGCGTTATTCAGACGTGTTTGTAAAAGTAAACAATGTCACTAAAACGATTGGTACTGATAACATTTCAGACCCAGCAAGTTTTGACTGTCTTTACAACTTTCAAGAAAAGTTTGTGCGTTTTAAAGATACTACAAAGCCAGCGTCAGGTCATACCGTAGAAGTTGGTGGGTTGCCACACATACCTGTAATTGTAAAAGTAAAAGACCCAGACAGTATTGCGAAATATGGTGTACACGAATTTAAAGTTGTAGACAAGTCTATTATTTCCAAAAACGGTGCGAGAGATAGAGCAAAAGCCGAAATACAGTCTTGGGCAGAAAAAGTTTCAGAAGGAAGTTTTGAAACTAGCCAGAGTGGTTTAGAAGTTGGTCAGTGTATTATGGTGAACAGTGTTATTCGTGGAATTTCAAACGAACCCTATATTATAAATAAAATAACCACAACCCTAAGAAATGGTTTAGAACCAGTACACAGTGTTTCGCTTATGACCAACCAAACTTATGGTATGGTTGAGTTCTTACAAAAACTGTTAATAAACAAAGACAAAGAAATTGAGATAAATGAAAACGAAGTGCTTGACGAAATTGAAAGTCTTAATGATACAATTAGTGTTACAGAAACAGGACTGGTAGTTGCGAAAGGTGTAAACACTTTTACAGAAACTATGTCAGTCAGCGAAAGTTCAACTGTACAAGCGTTAAACTACCCAGTAGAATTTGTGCTTTCACCAGTAGACCCAAGTGGTTATAAAAGACCGTTTAAGTTAAATGGGTCACCCTTGTCAGGGTAGACGAAAATTATAAATAATAATATACTAACTTTATGTCAAAAGAAAATTTTTCTTTAAAAGGTGTGTATGTTTTCACCAAAGCGAAACTTGAAATTAAGTTGCATTTTGATTTGCAAAAACAAATCAACGAACTTATTTCACAAGGTAAAGACGCTATACACTTAATTAGACACCTGAACAGCATTTGTAAAACTGAAAAATTTGTTTACGAAAACATAGTGCCAACAGTGGGTAGAACAATGATAGCCAACAACTTGTGTAATGCAGTACCTACAAATTTAATGCGAATTAAATATGCCGAACTTGGTACAAGTACACAAACACCAGCAAATAGTGATACTGCACTTATAGCGTCTAGTTATAGAAATGCTATTGCTAGTATTACCAATGTGAACAACGTTGGGTACGCTACTGCTTTCTTTACTGCGACCGAAGTTACTGGTACGTTTAAAGAAGCAGGTATTTTTTGCGACGGTACAGCAACACAAGGGTCGGGCGTGTTGCTTTCAAGAGTTCCAATAAATGTTACAAAAACAAATTCAGAAACCTTAACGGTTGACTGGACTTTAACTATAAACTAATATGTCAAAAATTTGGGTAGCAGAAGAAAAAGTTGATTTTAACGACTTAAATATGATGGTTTGCCCTTTGGCTTCGGTGTTGCCTTTTGCTGGCAATACAATACCAAGCAACTGGCTACTTTGCGACGGTTCAGCAGTTTCACGTTCAACATACGCTGACCTATTCGCAGAGTTGTGTAAAAATCTTGGTGCAGTAACTTTAACTATTGCAACCCCAGCAGTGTTTACACTAAATAATCACGGTCTAGTTGCAGGTGACAAAGTGTACCTTACAACTGGTGGTGCGTTGCCTTCTGGGTTAGCACAGAACACTGTTTATTATGTACTTTCAAGTGGACTTACTACAAATACTTTTCAGTTGTCTACAACGTTGGGGGGTTCAGCAATAAACACTACTGGAAGTCAAAACGGTACGCACACACTTTACAAAACACCGTATGGACTTGGTAATGGTTCAACAACTTTCAATTTGCCAGACCTTCGCCAAAAAGTTCCAGTTGGTCGCCTTGCTGGTGACGCTGATATGGGTGTACTTGGTCAAAGTGGTGGTGAAAAAACCCACGTGCTTACAATACCAGAAATGCCAAGCCACACCCACGCCCTTAATATGTTTTTGACACAACAAAATGGTGCGTGGACAAACTCTATCGGTCAATTACAAGGTGGTTCAGAAACTACTGGTGCAACTGGTGGTGGTCAAGCCCACAACAACTTGCAACCGTACATAACTTTGAACTTCATAATTAGATACTAAAAATATGCGAATAAATTTATACGAAGAACTTTTGAAAGACGATACTGACGACCTTTCCACAATAGCAATACCACGTATTTTAGAATTATTTGATAAACTACTTTCAGAAGGTGACATAACAGACGTTGAACTACTTGGAAAGGTGGTAAAAATAAGGGCAAAAACACAGATAGAATTTAACGGTTAATAAATAAAAATATAATGCCAAATTTAAACTATTCAATTTTTGTGAACGAATTTACCATAATTGCTTTTCTAATCGGGTTCTTAGCAGGCGTATTGACTTGTGTGGTATTTGGGAAAAAAGATTTGTCAGGTGACAAAACAGTCAGTTTATTACTAATTTTTATGTGGCTTGGTATGCACTTAATTGCTTTTATGTTCGGTAAAGAAATTTCGTGGACATTTGATATACTTGGTGCAGGTGCGACAGGTCACCTTATTGGACTTGACATTACACTTTTCCTAGACAAATTCAGAAAATAATATGAAGCCCTTACATTACTTTGCAAATATTCTGGTTACTGGTTCAATAATTGTCACGGTGTTTTCGGTGGTAGAAGTTTTGTTTATAAACCTGTCACCAATTTGCTTAAAAACAATAGAAAATTTTGTTGTAAATCTTATAAAATAATATGCAAAAAAAACAAGGTTTTGGTGCTTTAATTGACGGACGTTCGGTTGAAGAAAAATTAAAAGATTTTAAATTTGAAGAATTAGTTTCAGCACCAAACCCAGTGAACTGGGTAGAAAAGTCAGTTGAACAATGTAGACAATTCCCAATTTTTGCCCAAAATGGTAGTGGTTCTTGTGTTGCACAAACAGAAGCAAAACTAATGGGAATAATGTACTATTTGAAATATGGTACTTACCGTCACTTTTCAGCAAGTCACATTTACCAAAGACGTGTGGGTAGACCCAACGCTGGTATGGCTGGTGCAGACGTTCACAAAATAGCACAGCAAGGTGTAACTTTTGAAGAGTATATGCCTTCGCAACTGCTTACTGACGAACAAATGGACAGTGCAATAATGTTGGAAGGTGGCGACAAACCAGAAAACCAGTTTAAAATTGGAAACTACCTAGAAATCACAAAAGTAGGTAATATAGACACTATCGCTTCAATAATTCAAACCACTAAAAAGGGTGTTATGGTTTGGTTTTATTTTGACTGGAACGCTACCGAGTGGAAAGACGTACCGATTATAAAATTTCCAACCATACCACTTTATGGGCGTGACACTGCCAGACATAGTGTTACAGCCACAGACTTCTTTTTAATGAACGGTAAAAAATGTTTGCTTATTGAAGACAGTTGGGGTGTATTGTTTGGACGTGGTGGTAGAAGAATAATTACAGAAGACTTTTTCAAAGCAAGAAACTTTTATGCTTCATACCCTATGAACTTCAAACTAGAAGAAAAGCCAGCAAGTATGACCAAACCAGTGTATACTTTCACCAAGCCACTAGTTTTCAGCCCAGTGCCTAACTATGGAAACCCTGACATTATTGCATTGCAAAATGTTCTAAAATACGAAGGTTTGTTTCCACTAGATACAGACAGCACAGGTTGGTACGGTGCAATTACTGTGAAGGCAGTGGCGTTATTCCAAAAGAAGTACGCAGTCGCTTCGCCAGAAGCGTTGGCTAAAAATGGTGGGCGTAGTGTGCTTACTTTAACATTAAAAAAATTAAACGAACTTTATAGTAAATAAAAATTTATGCTATCAGGAATATTAGGAATTGTATTTTTAGCAACTTTTGTAGAAGGGTTTGTAGAATACCTTTTTGCAAATGTTGAAACTGCTAAACCTTACCTTATGTACATTGCACTTGCGTTAGGTGTAGCACTTTCAGTTGCTTACCAAATAGACATACCGTCTACACTTGGTCTTACTACTAACTACGGTTGGGTAAACTGGGTGTTCAGTGGTCTTATAATTGGTCGTGGTTCAAATTATGTGAACGACGTTGTTTCAATGGTTAGAAAGTAATCCACAATAAAATCTTTTCAAAATTTACATTGTGTGGTACTCTAACATTACCCTAAAAGGGTTATGCGACTTCTAACTCACATAGGAAAAAGCCCCAGTTTAAAGGTTCTGGGGTTTTTTCTTTAAAGTTTTCCACAATGCCAGTCTTTACATACTTTACAAACTTTACATAAGGTGCTACGCTTGAAATGTGGGAATACCACAAACTTAAATATGATAAACAAAAAACCAGACATTTTACACCCCCAAGAAGGTTGGCAAAAGTTCCCTTTTATGGGTTATACTTTAATGAGTGCCAGACGACAGGAAAAAAGACATTTCAGAATTAAAGTAACCCTAGTTGCAATACTATTAGTGACAATAACCTTCTTAGTCAGTTGGCTAATATTGTTTCACTCACAAAGTTCAGCAGTAATAGTTTGCAAAGAATTTGACTGTAAAAATAAAAATTATGAAAACAAAACTGAAAGAAGTAAGTGCTTGGACGGTATTTTTGGTCGCCCTTGCGTTTTTATTGGCTAGAATACCACTAAATACAGTTTCCATAGCAAATGCTCAATCTGGGCTAAATTCAGAACAATCAGGCACTAATACAGTTGCTACCATAACCCCATTTTTAGTCCAGCCAAGTAAATTGGGTGGAAAACCTGTAATTCCTGTGTATGTGCCAAAAGGTATACCAGCAAAACAAGCAAAAATTTTAGGTGACTTGTTGAAGTGTGAAAGTGGTGCTAATGCTTTGGCTTATAACAAAGTAGACCGTGACGGTACACCTTCTTATGGTGCATTACAATTTAAACCGTCAACTTACTACACTGTTCTAAAACAATACCTATACCCAAACATAACACCAGAAGAAGCGTATTCACGCATTTATGACGGTGAACTACAAGTAAAAGTTTTTCTTTTGTGGTACGGTGATTATAGACCAATTTCGTGGTGGCAAAACCAATTCCCTGACTGTTCAATGAAACACAATTATTGGCAATAGCATTTCCACAACTTTTCCACAATTACAAACTTTACGAAAATAACAAAGTAGTTCATACTACTATGTAAGGTAATGCAGTCGCATACCGATTATTAAAAACCAAAATAAAAAACCTATGCAGAAACGTATGATTTATACGACTTTATATGGTGATAAAAAAATCGCCAGTTTAAGTATTGAAGCACGTTTTTTGTTCACAGGGTTAGTTGTTTTTGCTGACGACGACGGACGCTTAGAAGGTGACCCAGTCTTAATTAAAAGCAAAATTTACCCACGTGACGAAAACATAAAAACAGAAGATATTAAAAAATGGTTGAGTGAAATAACTTCGGCAGGTCTAATTGAAAACTACGAAGTAAATTCTGAACCTTATATTAGCCACCCCAACTGGTCAAAGTTCCAAAAACTAAGGTCAGATAGAAGGAAAGAAAGCAACATACCACCACCTGACAACCAAATGACAACCAGTTGTCAACCAAATGACGGACACTTGCCAGCAGAAGATAAGGTAAGTAAAGGTAAGATAAGTAAAGGTAAGATAAGAGAAGATAGGGCAAATTTGCCAGACTGGTTAGATAAAGAAGTTTGGGAAAAGTGGGTTAAGTACAGAATTGAAATTAAACACCCAATGAAACCAACAACAATGGACTTACAAATTAAAAAACTTTCTAAATACCAAAGTGTTCACAAAGAAGTTTTATTGCAGTCTATGGAAAAAGGGTGGCAAGGTATTTTCCCAGAAAATTATAGACCAAACAAAAACAACCTTATTATTAAACCAGCAGAAGATAAATACAGTGGCTTATGATACCAGAACGTTATAAAAATGCTGACCTAAAAAAAGTTCCAAAAGATATTTTAGAAGCGTTTGAAGACATTTTTAAAAGTCATACTGGTTTGTATATTCACGGTAATGTTGGTTGTGGTAAAACCTACATTGCTTACGCCCTGTATAAAAAAACACTGGAAACACACAAGGCAGAATTTTGGAACGTAAGCGAGTTGTTAGAAGAAATACGACTTGATTATGAACGTGACAATTACAGTAAAACCAGACACAATGAACGCCTAAATTCGTTCACTGGTCTACTGTTTCTTGACGACATAGGTGCAGAAAGAATTACGGACTGGGTGTTAGATAGGTTTTACTTGCTTATAAATAAACGCTATGAAAATATGTTGCCAACGGTGTTTACTTCAAATCTTACTGTTAAGGAATTAGCAGAAAGGGTTGGTGACAGAATTGCGTCAAGAATTGTAGAAGGGTGCAACATTGTTAAAAAAGAAGGTAAAGATATGCGTGTGGCTTTTCCACATAACAGACTTTACAAACCTGACAAAAAAGAATAAACTAAAACAAGTATGCTAGAAAAAATTAAAAGAAAAATTGAAAACGTAGACACTGGAAAAAATTACAGTGTTACCGAAATTTTGGAACTTGGTGTTATTATAAATTCAAAACAATTACCGTCAGCAATGACAATTTACCGTCTTATTGAAGGTGGTAGATTAAAAGCCAAAAATATTGGTTATGGTAAAAAATTTGGCAGGTATATCGTAAGTGGTAAAGACTTAAAAGAATACCTTACAAAGTGGTACGAAGTTGTTACAAAATAATCTTAAAATAAAAACCTTATGAAAAAAGAAAATTCTTTAAAAGTAGTTGATAAAGTAAAAGTTCCTAGAAAACTTACTTGGGGTGGTGTTATGCCACGTGTTGGTAAGAACGAACAAAATGAACTAGAATTACAAAAATTTTGTAACCTTGTTTCGCAGGTTTATGGTGTGCCTTCAACTGGTATAAATGCTATGGGTGGGCAACCTTACATTAACAAGCAAGGTCGCCTATATTTACTTGGTGATATTAAAAAAGGCAAAATTGGACTTAAAAAAACCAAAAAAGAATTTATACAAATGTCTACTGGCAAAGACGTACCTGCTATTGTAAAAGTTACTTTGTTTTTTAAGGACGGTTTAGAAGTGGAAGCAATAGGCGAAGCGTCATACCAAAGTGTAAAACTTGAAGCAGTAAAACACACCCTTAACCTTATGGCTGAAACTCGTGCTATGAACCGTGCAATTTGGGAAGCAGTAGCGTACGACACAATGGTTAGAGTGGCAGAAAGAATTGAAAAAATGAACGTGCCAGAAGGTCAAAGGGCAAAAATTATAAACGCTGGTGCAACTTCTTACGAAGAAATGCAAAGACCAGACGAAGTAATAAATGCAACCCCTATAAAACCAACAAAAACAGACGCAGGTACAATTCTTTCAATGACCAAAACTGCTATTGCTGAAACTTACGATATTGACAAACTTATTAAAATTGACGAACGTGCAAAAGCAAGTAAGCAAATTTCTGAAAATGATAAACAAGTGATACACTCACTGATAGAAAAGAAAATCACTAGTTTAGAAAAATAGTGTATGAACAAAAACATAAAACCTTTACCAGAATACGACGACAAAACTATTTACCCACACTTCAAAGTTTTGTCTAGTTCACAATTCTTGGCTTACGAAAAAGACCCAAGACAGTTTTTCAACGACTACGAACTTGGTGCAAAATCAGAAGGCACGTTGAAAATGTCACAGGGCAGGGTGTTTTCTGCACTATACGCAGACCGTACTTTACCTTTCAGGGAATACTTAAAACAAATGGGGGCAAAACCAAGAGTTGCTGACCGTTTTGAGTATGCTATCAAACTTATGCCTGTGTTGAAAGGTGGACACCCAGAATACCCACTTATTGCAAATTATGGTGGTTGGGGCTTTCGTGCAACCTTAGACGACTTTGTTGAAGAAATACACGTCATTGTGGAAAACAAGACAGGTGAAAAAGTGTGGACACAGGAACGTGCCGACACTGACGACCAGATAAATTTTCAAGCGTGGTCACATTTGGTAAAATATACAACAGTGCCAAAAAAAATTATTGTTAATTGGGTAGATTTACGTGCTGGGTCAAACCAAATTCTAAATAGTTTTATTACAAAACGTTCACTAACCCAACTTAAAGAATTTCAAAAAAGGGTGGACGTAGTAATTGCTAATTTAGAAGCAGGTAATTTTTCAACTCACCTTTACGGTTGAGTTGTAAAAAAAATATGGAAAAACCAAAATTAAAAATAAGGTTTGCTATGTGGCTGGCAGATATTTTGCCAGACAGAGTGGCTTACTTTCTAATTATTAAAGTGTTAGCAAAAGCGACAACTGGTGAAAATTCTAATGTAGAACCACACACAGTTACAGCGTTTCGTTTATTAGACCTTGTTCAAGAAAATTATGACAGTAGAAAATAAAGAAATAAAATACCCAGCAGACAGAATTGTTCACTGGTCAACAGGTGAAGTGCCTTGTTGTGAAAAACACGGACTTGCACTAATAAGACTTGGTGCAATGTTGGGTGGACACGTTGTGGCTACAAAATTATTAGAACCAAAAGAGTGTACAAATTGTGTAAATGAAAATAAAAATAAAAACTAATTATGAACCTAAATAAAGTTATATTCGCAGGGCGACTTGCAAAAGACCCAGAATTAAAAACAACACCAAGTGGTACAAAAGTTTGTGCATTTTGTGTTGGGTCTACAAAAAAATTCAAATCAAGTAATGGTGCTATGAACGAAGTTGTAGAGTGGGCTAATTGTGTGGCGTTTGGTAGAACAGCCGAAGTTATAGCCCAGTACCACAAGAAAGGTAGCCCAATTTATTTGGAAGGTCGTATGCAAACAAGGAACTACGAAGACAAAGAAGTTAAGGGTAGAAAAATTTACCGAACAGAAGTAATTGTGGACACCTTCCAATTTATACCTACTGGACAGAAAAACCAAGAACCAAAAGACGAACACAACCAAGAAAGACCAGACACAGAAAAGGTTGTACAACTCAATGAAAAAGAAGACGACGGACTTGACTATGGTGTAACTATTAACCCAGACGATATACCGTTTTAGTAGTTTTCCACATTACATACTTTACAAACATTACAAAATAGTTATACTTAAATTGTGGGCGAAAAGCCCACCAAAAACCTTATGGCAAAAACAAAAGAAAAAGTGGAAACACTTGAAGTAAAAATAAGTCAAATCAACGTTGACTTAGAAAAAACAAAAAAACAAGGTGTAGGTCTTTTAATTAAAACCGAAGCCGAATACCAAGAAGCAGTAGACTACTTGGCGAACTTTATTAAACCAAGAATTGTTAAAATAAAAGGGTACATTGAAAAATATTCAGCCCCCTTTATTGAAGCAAGGCGTGTTGCGTTGGCAGAAGTTAAAAAAATTGAAAACGAAGTAGCAGTACCACTTAATGGTTTTCTTGAAATAGAAAAAAACATTAAAGAAAATATTGTTACTTTTCTACGCAATAAAGAACTGGAAGCCAAAAAAGAAGAAGCACGTTTAGCGAAATTGCGTGAAAAACAAGACGACAGACGTGAAGCAAAAGGGTTAGCCCCTATTGCTACGCCAGTTGCGACAGTTGCACGTGTGGCTACAACCGTTAAAACAGCCG